TACAACGCAAAAAAATGCAATAGCATCACCTGCATCAGGTTTAGTTGTTTATGATACAACTTTAAATAAATTATGTGTACGTGGAGCTTCAGCTTGGGAAACAATAACATCAATATAAATAAATAAAAAATAAATGGGACTATTAGTAAATGCTACGGCAGAAAAAAAGATTTTAATTAAAGGTACAGAAATTGAGTTACCAAGTGTTTATGTTCGTTTAGAATATGGAGCAAGGGGTGATGGTAAAACATTAGAAATAGGTGTTATAACTTATGCAAGTAAACAAGCATTTAAAGATAAACAAGGTGCTATTTTTACAGATGTTCAACAAGGTGCATTTTCAGTTGAATTACAACAAGGTGAAGAACAAAATTTAGCAAGTGCAGAATTATATTCTAAATTAGCTTTTGAACAAATGGAATATAAAGTAGAAAATGAGTAAAGAACAATTTGATATTATATTAAGCAAATGGATATCACGTAAGTTATTAGTATTTTTAATAGCTTGTGCAGGTTTATTTAGTGGTACATTAACATCTTCTGATTGGATGATAATTGCAACAGCTTATATAGGTATTGAAGGTGTTACAAATATTGTAGAAAGATTAAAAAAATGATTAACAAGATTTTAGATTTAAGGCAATCACTATTAACAGGTACTTACTTTATGTTTACATTTGCAAACGTTGATGGTGCTATGAAAGTAATAGCATTTATTATAGCAACAGGATATACAGCAAGAAGATGGTATTTAATGGAAAAAAATAAGAAAAATGAAACTGAATAATGCAGGTTATTTACTTATAACAGAATTTGAAGGTTTTAGTTCTAAACCTTATTTATGTCCTGCTAAAATACCAACAATAGGATTTGGAAATACTTATTATAGTGATTCAAAACGTGTAACAATGTTAGATAAAGAAATAACAAGAGTACAAGCGTTTGAAATGTTTAAAACAATAGCTGATAAATTTGCAAGTGCAGTTTCTAAATTAGTTACAAGTCCTTTAAATCAAAATCAATTTAACGCTTTAGTTTCTTTAGCATATAATATTGGAACAGGTAATTTTGCAAGTTCTACAATATTAAAAAAAGTAAACAAAAACCACAATGATATTACAATAGCTTTAGAATTTAAAAAGTGGAATAAAGTAAATAAAAAAGAAGTTGCAGGTTTAACCAAAAGAAGATTATATGAAGCCAATATATATTTTAGTTAGTTTATTTTTATTTAGTTGTGCATCACGTAAAGTAGATGTTAAAACAATAGAAGTTAAAAAAGATAGTTTAGTAGAAACAAAAATAGATTTAACAGAAAATAAAGTTAAAGATTCAACTTCAGTAACTAATATAAAAACTATTATAGATATTGATGAAATTATAATTAAACCATTAGACAGTTGTAAGGAATTTATTGTAGATGGCAAACATTATAAAAACGTTGTTTTAAGCTATAAAAAAACTAAATCTAATAGTTTATATAACAATAATATAAAAGTGTCAGAAAACACGTTAAAACACGTTAAAACTGATATTAAAGTAAAAACATCAAGTAAAGAAAATATAAAAGAAAAGAAAATAGATAAAAAAGCTAATTATTTTATTTATTTGTGGTTTATTTTAGGAATTATAATTATATATTTAATATGGCGAAGCAGACAGTTGTTCTTGTAAAAATTGAAAGTAATATTTCAAGACCAAATATTCACTCTAAAAATAAAAGTTCTAAATTAAAATCTTCAAAGAACTATAAAAAATTATATAGAGGTCAAGGAAGATAATTTCACCAACCTTTATTATATACAAATTTATTTTTTTTAATCATTGCAGGTAAGTTTGAATATTTGATTGGTGAACTCGAAATTTGTAAAGGAATATCAAATGCAATTTCTTAACTGACTTATTTTAGCTGATCCAAACAGCTTCCATATTTATTAGGTTCTGCAAGTCTTCAACGCATTGGATTGGTACAAAATTAAACATTAAAGATTATATTAAAAATAATCTTATTAACAACTATGTTAATATCGTATTATTACATTTGACAAATGAAAAAACCTACACGTAAATCATTAGTTACAAAATTAGATACTATCTTTAGTCAATATATAAGACGTAAAGATGCTATTAATGAAATTTCAGAATGTATTACTTGTGGCAAAAAAGACCATTATAAAAAACTTCAATGTGGTCATTTTATGTCAAGAAGGCATTATTCAACAAGATGGGATATAGATAACGTTGGAGTTCAATGTTACGCTTGTAATATTACAAATCAAGGTATGCAATACAAATTTAGTCAATATCTTGGTAATAACTTATCTGAACAACTATATATTAAATCAAAGCAAGTTGTTAAATTTGCAGATATAGATTTAATTGAACTAATAGATTATTATACTGAAAAAGTCAACACTTTGTAAATTGTTTCTTGTTTTTCTTTGTTTCAAAAAGCCCTGTAGTTAATATGCAGGGTTTTTTAATATGTTAAAAAAGTGTTAAAGTTTTATATTTTACTTTTTTATTTAAAATGTATTTATATATTTGCTCTATCAAACAAACAAAAACATTATGAAACAAACATTAAAAAATTTCGGACTAGCATTTTTATTATGGACAGCATTATTTGTAATGCAAGTATTAATCACTAACTTTATTTAATATGAAAGATTTATTAGACTACAACAGATTTAGAATGGAAGCTTTACAAGCACAAATATGTAAATTAGAACATCATATTTCAACATTAGAAACTTATGTTTTTGAATTAGCAGATGTAGAATGTCCTGAAGCATACAAAACAATTATTAAACAAGAACTTTATAATAGTAAAAATGAAATATAGAATAATAGAAAAAGCTAATGGTTTATTTATACCACAAGTTAAATTTGGCTTTGGTTGGGATTGGAATAGTCTTGATAAAGATTTATATAATTGGTGCATAGAAACAAATTATTCTAAATTTGAAACTTTTGAAGAAGCATTAGCAATAATTGAAAAATATAAAATACAAATAGAAGAAGATAAAATAATTAAATACTATAAAATAAATTAAAATGGAAACAAAAGAATTAACATTAAATCAAAAATTATCTTTAATTCAAAAAGAATTTAAAGCAAACAAATCAAAGTTTAACAGTTTTGGAAAATACAATTTTAGAAGTGCTGAAGATATATTAGAAGCACTTAAACCATTTAACGAAAAGTACAAAGTTACTTTTACAATTACAGAATCAATGGTTCACTCACAATTTAATCAATTTCCAATTCTATGTTCTACAGCTTCAATAAATGATGATTTAGATTCTATTTCAGCAACAGCTATTGTAGGAGTAGACTTACAACAAAAAGGTATGCAAGTTCCACAACAATTTGGATCTGCATCCTCTTATGGAAAGAAATACGCTTTAGGTAATTTACTATTGATTGACGATACACAAGACCCTGATGCAACTAATAAACACGATAAAACACCTACTAAAACAGATGATTTAAAATGGTTAAATAAAAACACGCCTGAATTTAATAAAGCTAAAAGTTATATTGAAGATGGCGGTAGTATTCAATTAATTGAAACAAAATATAAAATGACTAAAGAAGTAAAAGATGAATTATTAAAAAAATAATTAATATATTTGTAAAACTGAATAGCTGACAACAGTAAAAAAAGGTAGGCAAATAAAAACAAATAATATGAGTGCATTAATTAATTTAAGTTTACGAGTTGACAAATTACCAAAAGAAAAATTTGTACAAGGTAAAGATGGAGCTGTTTATTACAATTTCACTATTGGAGTAAATGATGAATCTAACCAATGGGGACAAAATGTTTCTGCTACAGATTCACAAACTAAAGAAGAACGTGAAGCTAAAAAACCTAAAATGTATTTAGGTAATGGTAATGTAGTTTGGACTGATGGTAATATTAAACTTGCAGACAAAAAAGTAGAAGCTACTAAACAAGAAGTAGAATCAGATTTACCATTTTAAATTAAATATATAGTGCTTGTCGCTGCCGGGCTATTCTCGGTAGTATCAGGAACAAGTTAAATGTGAGTTCGTCAAGCTATATTTTTTTAAAAAAATTAAAACAAAGAAAACAATAATATGGATATAGAAGCACAAAGGTTATTAATGCAAATGTTTGAAGAAGATTGCTTTATAAATCCATTAGAAAAAATAGAATATCCTAAACCTGCAATATCTTTCGGAACTAAAACTTACGAAACAAAAGATGGTTTAAAAGAATATCCTGTGCCTTTAGGAACTTATGGTAACTTTAGCTTTGTTCAAGCACCACCAAAATCAAAGAAAACATTTTTTGTTAGTTTATTATCTGCGGTTTATTTATCTGATAATTTAGAGTCATTTTGTGGTGATTTAAAAGCCAATAGAGAAAATAAGCATATAATACATTTTGATACTGAACAAGGTAATTTTCACGCACAAATGGTATTTAAACGACCTTTAGATATGACAGCTTTAAAAACTGATAAATATCATACATTAGCATTAAGGCAATTATCATTTAAAGAACGTGTAGAATTTATAGAATATTACCTTTATGATAAATTAGAAGCAAAAGAAATAGGTTTAGTAATTATTGATGGTATTGCAGATTTATGTAGTGATGTAAATAACATTGAAGAATCAAACGCTGTAGTTCAAAAGTTAATGAAATGGAGTAAAGAATTAAATTGTCATATAGTAACAGTTATTCATAGTAATTTTGGAACTGATAAACCTACAGGACACTTAGGAAGTTTTTTAGAAAAGAAAGCAGAAACACAAATACAATTAGAATTAAACACAGTAAATAAAGCTTTAGTTACAGTATCTTGTAAACGTTCACGTAACGCACCATTTGAAAACTTTAGTTTCAAAGTTAATAGTTTTGGGTTACCACAAGTTGAAGGAGCATTTTACGACCCATTAAAAGATATATTTTAAGATGCAAACAACGATTAAAACACACTTAGAAGAATTACATACTTCTGCAGCAAGAATGTTAGTATTAAATTCAGATAATAAAATGTTAATAAGTTATTTTAAAGACTTAACAGAAAAGTTAATATATTTACAGCAGTTAGTAGAAATGGATTCTAAATATGATTGGTTAGAATTAGAAAATTGTATTAATACTTTGCTCCAAGAAGATAAAGAATTAACACATATTAACGTGAATTTAAATATTAGAGAAGTTACAACAGAAATTAAATCAGCAGTTATACAATATAAAAATCAATAGTTATGGAATTATTTACAGTAGCATTAGTAATTATTTTAGCATTAGTATTTTTAGGAACAAGTTTCTTTGAATGTGATGTTATTATTACACCAATAAAAGGAATTATGTTTGGTGCTTTATACAATAATGATGTATATGATATTGAAACAGACCATACAATACAGGTAGTAATATTATTTATATCATTTAACTTTTTATGGACAACTTCAAATGGCTTGAACAGGTAGCAAAACACCACAAAGAATGGGTTAAAACAATCCAAAAACTTGGTGAGTATGATTATGCTGAAGATATAGTACAAGAATCTTATATTGCTTTAATGAAGTATGCAAATGCAGAAAAGTTAATAGATGATAAAGGAAATGTACGCAAAGGTTATATGTTCTTTACGTTACGTTCTTTATATTACCAATATTACAATAAAAAGAAAACTATTAATAAAGTACCTTTTGATGGATGTTGGGAATTATTTGATGATTCTAATATTGAAGAACACAATGCGTACAATGAAATTTGTTTAATGATTGATGAAGAAATAGATAATTGGCATTGGTACGATAAAAAGCTGTTTAAATTATATCGTGATACAGATATGAGTATGCGTGATATTGCAAGCGAAACAAATATTAGTTTAATTTCAATATTTCACAGTATTAAAAATTATAAAGAAATACTTAAAAATAAGTTTGAAAAAGATTACCAAGATTATATAACAAACGATTACAATAACATTTATTAATTAAAATTTAAAATTATGCAAGAACAATTTAAAAAACAATTTCAAAACTTAAAAATAGAAATAATGTCAAATGGATATTTAGTTTATCCAAATGATAATATACTTAGTTTAAATGGTACTATAAGAGAAATACCATATGTTTTTGAAACAAAAGAAAATTTATTTAAATTTATAGAAGAAAATTTTAACATTAAAAATTAAATTATGGCAAAACAAAAAGCAAAAGGTTTAGGTGATACTATTGAACAAATCACTGAAGCAACAGGAATTAAAGCAGCAGTAGAAATGTTTAGCAAAGCAACAGGTTTAGATTGTGGTTGTGATGAACGTAAAGTAAAGCTAAATAAATTATTTTCTTACAACAGAAATATTAATTGTTTAACTGAAACAGATTATAATGCTTTAACAGATTTAATTGCGCCAAGTAAAAATAGTTTAACTATTGAAGAACAACAAATAATTAGTGAAATATACTACAATGTATTTAATTATCGTTTGCAATTAAGTTCTTGTGGTTCTTGTTGGGCAGGTAAAGTAGAAGAATTAAGAAAAGTTTATAATGAATATGGAAAATAAAAACGTCATTCAGCAAGAGTATTTAAAATCAGTTTTATTAAGTCAATTGTTATTAGAAGCAAATGAAAATTTATTTTTTACAACTCAATACAAGCAACAAGTTAAACATAAAATAAATAGTTTAAATAAAGACTTGGAAGAAACAGTAAGAAATGAATATAAGATAATTTATAAAACCGACCCTGAAACAACTACTAATATTTTAAATAGTATTGAATCAATAATTAAGAAGCTGCAAACAAGTTCAATAGATGAATTAGTATTTATAAATGCAGTAATTGATAAATATAAAGAGAATAGCGAATGGTTTAAAGAATATGGTGAAACTGAATTTTTAAAATTAAATGGCTAAAAAACAAGAAGCAACATATTCACCTACAGAAGAAGAAATACAATGTAGTTATATATGTAACAAAAATGATTTAGCTTATGTGATTCAACCTATTCAATATACTAAAAAATTTAAAGTTGTTAAATTTCAAATATCAAATAGGTTGGAAGTACATAATTATAAAGAAAATAACATTGATGTTGAATTTACAGAATACGATGCTTTAAAAAAAACAATGGAACTTTATACACAACACTCAAAAAGATTTAACAAATGAAACGTAAAGAAATAATAAAAAGAATAAATGATACTTTAGAAAACTATAGTTCATTAAATAAAAAAACTAAACAAGAAAAAGGATATATATTAGCATTGAATCATTTTAAAACATTATTAGAACTAAAATGAAAGATACAATAGTAGAATCAGTTATAGAACAATTTAAACAACGTTCAGAAGTAGGAATAAATAAATATGGTGTAACATTAGATAGAGATGATTTAGACCGTTTACAATGGCTACAACACGCACAAGAAGAAGCTATGGATATGATTTTGTATTTAGAGAAATTAAAACAATATGAAAAGTAAACAATCACCATTACAAAGAATAAATAGAATAATGGATTTCCTTTGGAAACGTGGAAACAATAAAGAATCTGTTAATGAAGTTTACAGAAAAATTATAATTGAAAGGCTATCTAATAAAAGATAGCTTTTTTTTATGTTAATTTTATGTTAAAATGTAATTCGTATTAATAACTTTTTTATATTTGCTTAAACAATTAAAACAAACATTATGACAAAGCAAGAAATTATTGAAAAATTAGAAAACCTAACTTGGTTAATGGCAGAAGTAGAAAATACATTTGTTAAACATCAATTAGAAGAAATTACAGATGCATTAAGAACTGAATTTAATTATTCAGATACTTACGAACAGCAGGTAAAAGAAGTGTTAAATTACGATGAAACAATGTTTAATTTAAACAACATAAAAATAAGATAATGAATGAACAAGCATTAATTAAAATACAATCTAAAATAATTGGTTTAGATAGGGAATTAAAACAATATGTAGATGAATTAATCACAGGTAAAACTGATTTAAACGATGACCAATTAACATCGATGATTAATAGTACTACAAGAGAATTAAGTGTTTATAATTACATTTTAAAATTAATATTGTTAAATTCTAATAAAAATTAATATGATACTACTATTTGATGCTGATAGTTTAATATACTCAAGTTGTTGTAAAAGAAAAGAACATGATGAAGATGATAGATTTTATACTGATATAGCTTTAACAGTACATAAGTTTGATGAAGGATTTATGAGTATAATAAATCATTTAGAAGAAATTTACGAAATACAACAAGTGCTTGTTTTTTCAAGTTCTAAAGGTAATTTTAGAAAATATATATCACCAAAATATAAAGCTAATAGAGTTGGTAGTGAACTTCCACCATTATTAAATGATATGCATCAATTTGTAAAAGATAATTATGATTCAATAATAGGTTACGGAGTAGAGACAGATGATATGGTTGCAAGATATTGGTACAATTTATCACAAGAACATGGTAGAGAAAATGTAATGATAATATCAATTGATAAAGATTACAAACAATTTCCTGCTTTGATTTATAATTATCATGCTAAGCATAAGTGTATTTATGATATATCTGAATCAGAAGCAATGTATAATTTTTATGAGCAAATGATTATAGGTGATGGAGCAGATAACGTGCAATATTGTAAAGGTTATGGAAAGAAATATGCTGAAAAATTATTTGTAGATTGCGATTCACGTTATAAATATACAAAAAGAGTTTATGAATTATTTAAACAAATACACAAAGGAAAAGCAAAGCAACGTTATATTGAATGCTATAATTTGTTAAAATTAAGAACTAATTAAAAAAAAATTATATATTTACATTTTATTAACTTAAACAAACAAAAACAATGAACATTTTAGAAGAAGCAAACAAAATTATTAATTTACGATCTGAAGAAAAAGAACGTATGTATGGACCATTTGAAGAAGGTATGGAACGAGCTGCTATGATAGCTTCAGGTTGCACAGGTAAACAATTTACAGCACAAGATATATACATGTGTCTTGTAGCTTTAAAGTTGTCTAGACAGTCTTATAATCATAAAGAAGATAATCTACTTGACGCAGTAGCTTATTTAGGAAGTTTAAACAACTATAATAATAAGTAGTATGAAAATTTTATTTACAGGAAGCACATCAAAACAAACTGATGATTTAGCTTGGCAAAGAGCAAGAGTTAAAAGAATAGATGATAGCACTATAATTTGTGATTCCTTAAGAAAACAAGGATATATTGTAGATAGAAAAGAAATAAAATGGGACGATGATTTATCTGAGTATGATTTAGCTATTGTAGGTGTAGGATGTTTTGGTAGTAGTAATTATTCAAAATACATATTTAATTCTTTATATGCTTTACATAAAGTTAAAAAATGCTTAGTATTTTATGAAGATTGGAAAATAGATTCAAATATGAAATCATTTGAAAATATGTTAAAGCCAGATATATTAGAAAAATCTATAAGTAAAAAATGGAGCAATGGAGATTATTTTTATAGTGGAGTTGATAACGAATCATTTGATATTAATATAGTTAAAGAAGTTATATTAAGATTAAGTAAAGGATTTTATGATGCTTTAATACCAGCTTTTGATTGGGGAAATAAAGATATAGTTAGAAAAATAATTAAATCAAAAAATATTTACAACTTAGATTTAACTCCTTATGTTTTAGATAATTGGAATATAAATTTAAAACCTGAACCTCAACAAAAAGAAAAAAAATACATGTTAGCTTCTTTAGTAGACCATAGTGGATGGGTTAAGAAAAAAGGATTTGCATGGAAAACTACTTACTACGGAGCTAAATCAATTAAAGACTCTATAAAATTAGAAACAGAAACAGATGTTTATAATGAATGTGGTAAATATTGGGGAATACTTTGTCCTGAATATCCACACTCAGGTAGTGGTTGGTTTAGAATTAGATATATTTACGCTGCTTTACAAAAATCTATAATAATAACTTCTTATAATGATTTAAAAGCTTTAGGTTTGCCTTATAAATATATTGAACAATTAAATGAAGATGAATTATTAGAATATGCTTTAGAACAAAGAAAAGCTATATTTTCATATGCTTGGAATAAAGATAAATTTGATAATAGATTAAAAGAAATAATAGATGAAATTAGTAATAGATAATAAATATTATTTTAAATTCGCTGGTGATACTTTATATGCTAAATTTAAAGGAACAGAAATATTATACGAAGGAACAAAAGTTTATTTATTTGAAGACAAACAAGGATATAAATATCCAATAAAACAAGAAAACATATGTGGCAATTTAAAACAATAACAGAAGCATTTGAATATTACTACGAAAAGTTAGATAGTCAAGTAGAACAAAAAGAAACAGGCACTAAAGCATTATACAATCAAATGTTTACTATATTAGATACTTCTGATTCTATAGTTAGATCTGAATTTAGAAACTTTAAATTAGATTATGCTGAAAAGGAATGGGAATGGTATTTATCAAAAGATAGAAGTGCTGTTGAAATAGCTAAGATAGCTAAAATATGGTACAATCATATGGATGAACGTGGTTATGTTAACTCAAACTATGGTTGGCAATGGAGTAGAAACAATCAATTAGAGTATGTAATTAAAGAACTTCAGAGGGATAAATATTCACGTCGTGCATTAATATCTATCTATGATGGTAAAGAACACTCTGAGTACTCTAAAGATACTCCTTGCACATTATCAATTCAATTCTATTTTACACCTGATTCAAGTAAGCTACATATGACAGTTTTAATGAGAAGTAATGATTTATGGTTTGGATTCTGTAATGATGCTTATACATTTTTACAATTACATAAATTAGTATGTAAATCTTTAAATGTAGAGCAAGGATTCTATACTCATTATGCACAAAACTTACATATATATGAAAGACACTATAATAAAAAGTGTTAAATTTATGTTAAAATGTAAATAACTTGTAAATAAGTATTATATTTGTATAACAAAAACAAACAATTATGAGACAAATATTTGAAGATTTAGGATTTTTTATTGAGTATCACGTTGATAATAAGTACGTTGGAAGTATTATTGTTATTGAAAACGATAGAGATTGTATTGGTTACTATAGTAGAAAAGATAGTATTGCTGATGAAGATATTAAATTTAAAAATAATAAAGTAATTAAAAAAGGAACTAAATATCATTCATACATATACCCTCTTTGTGGTAGAAAAATATAACTATGTATTACATATATCATATAAAAGGAGTTAAAGTAGGTTGCACAAATGATTTAAAAAAACGTGTTGAACAAATACAAGGTTACAAAGAATACGAAGTACTTGCATCAACAGATAATTTAACACAAGCTTCTAAATTAGAAATACATTTTCAAGAAGTATTAAACTATAAGAAAGATAAAAATTCATATTTACAATTAATGATTAATAAAAACAAAAAAACAATGGACAAAACAATTCACGTAACATTAAGAACAATTACATTTAAAGGAACAGATGACTTACATTTAACGGGATATAAATTTCCTATGTTAGTGCAACTATTAGATGGTACTCATATAGAGTTTGATAATAAAACAATTGAATGGTGCAAATCAAATAATGTAGCATCAGCACATAATAAAGAAAGGTTTATATATATAGGTGCTTTACAAAACTATTTAAAACCTGTTGAATCAAATGAATTAGAAATATTCAATAATATTAGAACTTGGGCTAAACAAAAAGGAATATTAGATAAAGGAGATGTAAAGACACAATATATAAAACTACAAGAAGAAGCAGGTGAATTAGCAAAAGCTTTATTGAATAACGATAAAGAAGAAATAATAGATGCTATTGGTGATTGTGTAGTAGTATTAACTAATCTATCTAAGTTAGCAGGATATAATATAGAAGACTGTATTAATAGCGCTTACAATGTAATAGTTAAAAGAACAGGTAAAATGGAGAACGGAACATTTATAAAAAATAAAGAATAATGGAAATTACAGAAAGATTAAAAGAAATAATTAAACAAGAAACAAATACAGATATAGATATAAGAACACGTAAAAGAGAAGTTATAGAGTTACGTTCATTATATTGTAATGTATTAAAAGAATTAAAGCCAAAGAAATCTCTTCAAGCTATTGGTGATACATTAGAACTTAATCACGCTACAGTTATACACGCATTAAAGAATTATAAACTATATGAAGAATACAACCCTGAACTAAAGAAGTTTAGAGCAACTATATTATCTTATTTTACGATGGACGAAACAGAACTAAAAGAACTCAATGAAATAGAAAAGTTAAAACAACAAATGTATAAACTAACATTTGAAAATGATAAACTAAAAAGAGAGTTAAAAGAACAGATAGAAAGACCAAGACACGAATACAAAATAATAGATGATTTAAACAATCTTATGAATAACACTAAAGGTACAATACAATTTGATTTAATACAAGATAGATTAGAAGCATTTTATAAAATGAATAACAATATAAAACTTTAATTATGTATATTCTTATATTAGTGTTACCGTGGATTTATATTTTATATTTAGGAATTTCTTATCAAATAAAAATAGAAAAATTAAAAAAAGAAAAATCACAAATGTTAGACGAAATTATAGAAAGAGATTGTGAAATAAAACATTTAAGAGAACATATAAAAAATAGTTAAATTATGACAAACAAACAAGAAAAAATAGTATTAGAAGTAACAGCAATAGTATGTTCTTTTATAATAGCATTAGCAATAGTATTAATAATTTATTCAATAGTAATATGACACCAAAAGAAAAAGCAGAAATGTTGGTTGATGAGTATAATCAATTATTAAGCGAATATATTTTTAATTGTCATTTTTATATAGCTAAAGAATGTGCATTAATAACTGTAAATGAACTTATAGATGAAACAGATATGGATGAATTAAAGTATTATAGAAAAGTTAAACAAGAAATAGAAAAATTATGAACGCAAAAGAAAGAGCAGAAAACTATATGAAATTAAAAGGAGGATATATAACACCAAAAGAACGTGCTGAAATACTTTATAATAAATACAGCAAAGAATATAACAGAATAGTATGTTCAGGTAAGATGCAACAAACAGAACATTGGAAACAAGTAGCAATAGAATTAGGTAAACTTTATAAACAATAAAATTATGAAAAGATATTTATTATTTACATTTAGTAATTATTATCCTTGCGGTGGATTTGAAGATTATATAGATATATTTGACACTATAGAAGAAGCTTACAATTATTGGATTAATATTCCAAGTATAGATAGGCATTGTAATTGTCAAATTGTAGATTATCAAACTTTACAAATTGTTCAAGAATATAACGAATAAGTATGGCAGATATAGCAAAATGCTCCGATAGTTTATGCCCTTCAAAAGAAACGTGTTATAGGTACACAGCACCATCATCAGAACATTGGCAATCTTGGGGTTCATTCAATCGTGAAGAAGATGAAGATAATTGTAATATGTATTGGGATAACCATTTAGGGTGTAAATATTGTAAACAATTAAATGGTGTACATAAATTAAGTTGTGCAACATTAAAAATACAAGTGAACTTATAAACAATAAAAGTTTTATTTTATTTTTAAATTAATAATAATATTTTTTAATTATGGAAGATAAAAGAAAATTTAATGGTGGTCATAAATCTGCAGGTAGAAAGTCTAAAGCAGAAGAAGTACAATTATTAGAAAAGTTGGGTGCATTAGAACCATTAGCATTTATGGCGTTAGAGAAAGGTTTAGAGCAAGGAGACTTTAAGTTTACACAGTTGTTTTATAACTATTATGCAGGTAAACCAAGAGAGACTAAAGATATAACAGTAACTAATGAGCAACCTATATTTAATGTAGATGATTTAGACTTAATTTAAGACACTATCTTATGGAGTTTATATTAACTACTGCTATTAAAAAGTTATTACGTCTTAAGCAACGTATAAAGGTTATTAGAGGTGGAACGTCAGCAGGTAAAACTTTTGGCATTCTGCCTTTATTAATTGATAGAGCAATTAAAGAACCTATGCTTGAAATAAGTGTAGTATCAGAATCAATACCACATTTAAGAAGAGGAGCATTAAAAGATTTTCTTAAAATCATAATGGCATTAGGTAGATATAATGATGCTCAGTTTAATAAGTCTACTTTAAAATACACATTTGCTAATGGTAGTTATATAGAGTTCTTTAGTGTTGACCAACCTGACAAGCTTAGAGGTGCAAGGCGTAACATACTTTATGTTAATGAGTGTAACAACATTGACTTTGATTCTTATTACCAAATGGCTATTAGAACATCAGGTGATATATGGTTAGACTACAATCCTGCTTCTTCATTTTGGGTAGACAGAGAAATACTTACTCAAGATAATGTAGACTTTATAACATTAACCTATTTAGATAATGAAGCGTTAAGTGATACTATAATAAAAGAAATAGAATCAGCAAAGGTTAAAGCATTAACATCTACATATTGGGCTAATTGGTGGCAAGTATATGGACTTGGACAAACAGGTAGTTTAGAAGGTGTATGTATAACAGATTGGAACGAAATAAACCTACCATCAGAAGCAAGGATACTATGTTATGGAATGGACTTTGGTTATAGTAACGATCCAACAAGTTTAGTAGCTATGTATAAATATAATGATGCTTATATCTTTGACGAAATAATATATAAGAAAGGTTTATTGAATAGTGAAATATCTAATCTATTAAAAGCAAATGATGTTAATGATATAATACACGCTGATTGTGCTGAACCTAAATCAATTGCTGAGTTGAATAGTTATGGTCATAATGTATTACCTGTTAGCAAAGGTAGAGACAGTATCTTATATGGTATTAATTTAATCAATCAAAACAAAATATACGTAACATCAAGAAGTAAGAACTTAATAAACGAATTGAATAACTATATATGGTTAACAGATAAAACAGGAGTTAAGATGAACAAACCAATAGATTCATACAATCATGCTATAGATGCTATGCGTTACGCAATAACAAGTCAATTAGAGAATCCTAATAAAGGTAATTACTTTATATACTAATGACTTACGGACAAATAATAGCAACTATTCAATGTTACATACATCACATTAAAGGTATAGAAGTAGGAATTAATCTACCAAGAAATATAGGTGAAATTAGAAAGATGCAACAAATGTATCAAGTAGCTTCTGAATATTTGAAAAGTTAAATATTTGTTAAAACTAATTTATGTAACAAATTTATATTATATTTGTTAAAAATTTAAAACAAACAAAATGGAAAAAATAAAAGTATTCGTAGATTATTGTGATATAGAATTTGAAGTTAAAGGATTTTATATAAAAGGTTCTGATTATGATTATACAGGTAGTTGTATTGAAGATGAAATAATATCTATTGAAGGTATTGATGTTTATCAAATACTATCTACAAAACAAATAAATGATATCATTGATTTAGCAATAGAGCAAATAGAAGAATAGTTTTTAGTTAATTAATTTGGTTAAATTAGACTTACAGAAATGTAGGTCTTTTTTTTGTTTAATACAATTTAAACAAATAGTTATTAATATAAAAAACAATAATATGAAATTAGAAATTAGCATACCAACAGAACTAAAAGAAATTAAATTAGCACAATACCAAGCGTTCTTAAAGATAGCTAAAGATAATGAAGATGAAGAATTTTTAAATCAGAAAATGGTTCAAACGTTCTGCAATATAGATTTAAAGGATGTAGCAGAAATTAGATTTAAAGATGTATTAGAAATAACAGCTTCACTTGCTAAAATGTTTAATGTGCAATCACATAAGTTTATAAATAGATTTAAACTTGGTGGAGTTGAATTTGGATTTATTCCTGATTTAGAAGATATGACCTTTGGGGAATATACAGATTTAGATTCATACATTGGTGATTGGGATAATATGCACAAAGCTATGGCAGTATTATATAGACCAATTAAAAGTACAGGTTTAAATGGAACGTATGAAATAGAAAAGTATAATGGTTCTATAACTTATTGTGATGTAATGAAACACGCACCTTTAGATGTTGTATTAGGTGCTAATGTTTTTTTTTACAATTTAGGCAACGACTTATTGAAAAGTACGATGACTTATTTGGAGAACAACAAGGAGATACAGACTATTCTGCAACAGCACAATTTGGAAAACGATGGGGATGGTATAGTTCAATCTATGCTCTTGCTCAAGGAGATGTTACAAGATTTAATACAATTACCGAACTACCAATTAACCAATGTTTAACATACCTAACATTTGAGAAACAAAAGAATCAAATAGAATCAGATTTAATAAAAAAAAATAAATGAGTACATTTTACGAAATAACACAAGTAATTAAGAATAAACTACAAGAAGATTTATTTGTTAATACAGTTACAACAGGAGATATATTTAAAGTTGATTTAAATAAACAAACTATATTTCCTTTAAGTCATATTATAGTTAATTCAGTATCGTATCAAGGTGCAGTATTGAATTATAATATATCTATATTATGTATGGATATTGTAGATGAATCAAAAGAAAAAGTAACTGATATATTTTTAGGTAATGATAACGAACAAGATGTATTAAATACACAATTAGCTGTAGCAAATAGATTCTTAGAAGTATTAAGGCGTGGTGCTTTAGCTGAAGATTACGAATTGGTAAACAATAGTGCAAACATAGAATTTTTTACAGAACGATTTGAAAATAAAATAGCAGGTGTTACTTTTACTTTTGATATGGCTATTGAAAATAAAATGACAAAATGTTAGAAGTTGAAGCTGTATTACAACGCTTCCGTGATTATGTAATTCAACAATCAAGAAGCAATTTAACTAAAGGAAATAAAAATAGTTCTAAGGCACTTTATAATTCTATTGATGGTGAAGTAGTAACTGAAAATAATTTTTCTATTGTAGGGTTTACAATGTTAGATTATGGTCATTATCAGGATAAAGGAGTTTCAGGTAAATTAAAAAAATACAATACTCCATATAGTTATAAAGATAAAATGCCACCTGTTAAAGCGTTTGATAAATGGATAGTTAAAAAAGGTATTGCACCACGTAACGCTAAAGGTGAATTTGAAAATAGAAAAAGTTTACAATATGCAATAGCAAGAAGTATTTTTTTAAATGGTATTAAACCAAGTTTATTTTTTACCAAACCATTTGAAGCAGGATATAAAAAATATATAGATACAGATTTAATAAAAGCATTTGGACAAGATATAGAAACAATGATAGATTATAATTTAAAAGATATAAAATGAAAGTAGTAAAACTTAGAAGCCCTTTTATAATTCAAATAAATGAAGCAACACAATTAGGAAGTAAATTAGAATTATTTATTTGGAATAATGGTGATAGTGAACCTACTATTCCAACTTATACTTTTAGTAAAAAAATACCATCGGTAACTCAAACTTTAAATTCATATAACATTTCAAATTTTGTAAAAGAATATATTAATAATATTTCACCTACATATGAAAATTATTATGGAACAAGAGAAGAAAATAAAGAATGGTGTTTATTCAAAGTAAAAAGATATTGGGATAATGCAGGTACTTATACTTTATTAGATACTATATACTACGTTGGTTTAAATGGATATACAGATTACATAGATGGACTTCAAAATCCAAGTGATACTAAAGTAGCTTTATTAACTAATACAAATATTAATAAATACTATTATTCACAACCAACTTATCCAACAGATAAAATTCAATATGTAGATTTATTATTTGATAAAACAACAACTAATACAACTGTTGTAAATATAAGATATGAAACTTTAGATGGTGCTTATAATAACAATTCTAATTATGGAGTTGGGTTTGCAGGTATTTTTAATATTAAAATTCCAATCACTTTAGCAAAAGCAGATGTTAATTTTATAAAAGGATGTAAAGTTACAATAACTTATACACCTGCAACAGGAAGTCCAATTATAAATTCTTTTTATACATACCCTATTGAAGAATGTAAATATACTCCTGTATTATGTGATTTTATAAATTCTTATGGTGGTTGGGAAACACTAACGTTTTTTAAAGCACAAACAAACAGTATAAGTGTTAAAGGTTCAGAATATAATTTAATGCAAGCTAACTTAAATTATAATAATAAAATAGGTCAGAAAAAAGCTTTCAATATAAATGGTAAACAAACTATAAAATTAAATACAGGTTGGGTTACTGAAAGTTATAATGAATTAATAAAACAATTAATGTTAAGCGATACAATTTTAATTGATAATAAACCTGCATTAATTAAAACACAATCCTTAACTTATAAAACAGATTTAAAAGATAAAAATATAAATTTTGAAATAGATTTTGAATATTCTAATAATCTTATAAATGATATTATATGATAACAGTACAAATTTATATTAAAAAAAATACGCTTGTTGAATCAAACCAAGCGATACAAGCAAACACAACGCCTTTTTTAACGTTTAAAAGTACTGCAACAACTTATACTACAAATCAATTTACAGGTCATTACGTTAAGATTATTAGTGGTACAGGTGTAGGTGCTATTTCATATATAGTTTCAAATACTTCTTCTATATTAACTTTACAAACAGCTATCCAAGTTGATGCAACAAGTAAGTTTGAAATATATAGAGCAGACTACCAAAAGTTAGATTTATTTAGTGATGAAAAAATAAGTGTAACAAGTTCTGTGGCTAATGCAAATGATATAGGAAAAATATTTACAGATTATTCACAATCTTTTACAATACCTGCTTCAGATAGAAATAATAAAATACTATCACATTGGCACGAAAGTGCTGTAGATAATGGATATGACCACCGACAAAGATACGATGGGTATGTAGAAGTAGACACGCATAAATTTAAAGATGGCAATTTTCAATTAGAAAAAGCAAATAAGAAGAACGGATTTATTGAAAGTTATACACTTACTTTTTATGGTAATTTAACACAGCTAAAAGATAGATTTAAAGATACTAAATTAAGAAATTTGCCTACAGGTAATCTTGCAGCAACTTATGGTACTGATAATTATTGGGGTTTACTAAATCATACTTATAATTCTACAGAAATAATTAATAGAATAAAATCAGTTACACCTCAAAATGTTTACTATCCATTAATTGGTTCACAAAGAAAATTCTCGTATAAAGATGGAATTACAGGTTTTGATGTTACTACTACAGGTGGTGCTATAAAATGGACTGAGTTATTTCCTGCTGTATCTATGCAAGCTGTTTTTAGTCTTATTCAATTATGTTTTGGAGTTACTTTTACAGGTTCTTTTTTTAATTTAGACCAATGGAAAAAATTATATTTATATTTAAAAAACGCAGAAGCTATTAATTATAATTCAGAATCAATTAATATTGATTTTACAAGTGTAAGTACTGCTTCAGGAAATTATCCTATGCCTGAACTTAATTTATCTACAAACGTATTTAGATTTGATAATGATGTTTTTAATTCAATTATTCCACTTCAATATTCTTTTAATAGATATAACAGTTTATATATTAATATAATTCCTGCTTCAGGATTTGGTTCTGTTAATTATACACTATATGTTTATAAAGATAACTTATTATATAGAACATATCAATCAACAGGAACTCGTCCTTTTGCTATTGATTTTGACCAATTAAGTATTGCTTATTCTGTAGACCCACATAGTTATTATTTTAAACTTAGTTCTACTTCAAATTTTCAATTTACTTCTGAATTAGTATTGGATAGATATGGTAATGATAGTTCACCTGCAGCTATTGCTTCTAATGGAATTGGTGGTATACCATTTAATAGAATATCAATAGCTTATAGTCCTGTTCAATCAACTATTAGCAATATTAATATTTCTAATTATGTTCCTGATATAACTGTTAATGATTTTATTACAGGAGTTATAAAAGCGTTTAATTTAATGATTATAGCTAAAGATGCAAATACATTTGAATTTATACCTTTAGAAATGTATTACAATCAAGGTAAAGTTTTAGATATAACTAAATATGTTTACGCCGATGAAATGGATATTGAACGACCTAAATTATTTAAAGCTATAAATTTCCAATATGAAAAAAGTAATAACATTTTAAATAACGCTTATAGAGGTTTATATAATACTGAATATGGTGATTTAATTTATACTAATAATAATTCAAATGAAAGTGCTAATTATGATATTAAACTTCCTTTTGAAAATGTGTTATTTGAACGTACTGTAGGTTATGATTTTGAAACAGCTACAATAATTGATAAAGATTTAAAACCATATATACCAAAACCGATGTTAATTTATTTAAACGGAACATTGCCAACGGATTTTATAACTGCTAATAAAATATATGTTACAACAGAAACAGGTGTAACTCAAATTCCAAATTATAATAGATTTTCAAATGAATATGATAGTTTTCCTGCAGATACAACTCGTAAAGGTTTAATGACTATGAACTTCAGTAATGAACAATCGCCTTGGTATAATGTTTTAGCACCTAAAGGACTATATTATAGACACTATAAAAACTACATTGATAATTTATATAATATTAAAACAAGAGTTATTAAATGTAAAGCATTATTTCCCCCAAGTCTATTAGGTTCTACAGTTACAGATAGTGTAGGTAAAAAATTAGGAATTGAATTAAACGATAGATTAATAATTAGAAACAAAAGATATATTATTAATAATATGACTACAGATTTAACTACAGGCGAAGCTAATTTAGAATTAATAACAGATTATCGCGGTGTAAATGCTATAAGTTCTGTAGGATATAAATTTTCAAGTACTGAAGGCGATGTAACTACAGATAATACAGGAAAAACTATTGATGTTACAGTTTATAAAAATGACTATGATTATTTTGGAATTAAAGGTGCTACTAACTTTTTAAGTTACCCAACAAGTGGAACATTTGAATACCAAGATTTATTAATTCCTGTAACTATTCCTGTAAATACAAGTGGTTCTGATAGAATTGATGCAATAGGAATTGAATATTATGTTAATGGAATTATAGATAAAACAGAATATATTAAAATAACACAATTAGGATAATGATAAAAAATATTTTAGAACTATTAGCACTTAACGAACATTATGGTCAAAGCGAAATAATAGAAATAGCAAAGGGTAAATATAAATTAGTAACTTCTTGGAAACAAGGTTTTGAACAAGTAAAAAGACAATGGAAAATAAAATAGTTAATCTTCAAATAAATGATAACATTAATCAAACTACCGATGGTGTTAAATCATTAAAGGCACAATTACGTGAAGCACAAAACGAGGTTAATAGTTTATCTGATAAATTTGGTGCAACATCTAAAGAAGCAGTTGAAGCTGCAAAACAAGCTGCTAAATTAAAAGACCAAATTAGCGATGCAAAATCTTTAACTGATGCCTTTAACCCTGATGCAAAATTTCGTGCTTTAACAAGCTCTTTATCAGGTGTGGCAGGTGGATTTGGTGCTGTTCAAGGTGGTATGGCTTTATTTGGTGCAGAAACTGAAAGTGTTGAAAAAACTCTTTTAAAAGTTCAATCTGCTATGGCACTTTCACAAGGTATACAATCTGTTGGTGAAAGTATTGATTCTTTTAAACAATTAGGTGCTGTATTAAAAAACACATCAGTAGTTCAAAAAGTTATGACTACTGCAACTGCTGCTTATGCTTTTGTAACAGAAGCTGCAACAGGTGGCTTAAAATTATTTAGAGCTGCTTTAATAGGTACAGGTGTAGGTGCTTTAGTTATTGGTGTAGGTTTATTAATTGCAAACTTTGATAAAGTTAAAAATACAATAATGAACTTAATTCCCGGACTTGCTAATGTTAGTAAATTCATAGGTGGAATTGTAGATTCAATAACAGATTTTGTAGGTGCAACTTCAGATGCTACACGTGCATTAGATAAACTTAAAACAGATGCTGATAAAACACTATCTGTAAACAAAAAGTTTATGCAAGAACACGGTGACCAAGTTGATGAATATACTAAAAAGAAAATAGAAGCTAAAAATGCTTATGCAAATGCAGTAAAAGAAGATGGTGCAGACCAAGTTGCACTCGCTAAAAAATTAAATAGAGAATTAAACGATATTGAATTTTCACGTGGCGATGAAGCAAGAAAAAAACAAAAAGAAGCAAATGAAAAAGCTGCTTCTGATAGAAAAACTGAAAGTGAAAGAATAAAAAAAGAAAAACAAGAAGAAGCAAAAAAGTTAAAAGAAGAAAAAGATAAAGCAGTAATTTCTGAAGCTGAAGCATATAGAAATCAATTAGAAGCAGCTTTGAAAGTTGAAGCAGATGCTAAAAAAGCAAATGCAGATGCTTTACTAACTGAACAACAATTAGCAATACAAAACGAAAATTTAGCATACCAAGCAAAATTAGATAATGCAAGGAAATTTGGTATTTCTACACAAGAAATAGAAACGCAGCATTTAAACACTTTAAATGATATAAATTTAACTGCACAGAAAAAACAATATGATAATGAAAAGGCAAATTCTGATGCTAAAATAGCAATAACAAAAGCAGAACAAAAAGCTAAAATGGAAGCTGCTGAAGGAATTGCAAATACACTATCAGGATTGTCAAATATATTAGGTAAAGAAACTGCTGCAGGAAAAGCTGCTGCTGTCGCAAGTGCTACAATTAATACTTTTAGTGCTGCACAAAAAGCATACGAATCAACTGTTGGTATTCCTATTGTTGGACCTGTATTAGCACCAATTAATGCAGGTTTAGCTATTGCATCAGGTATTAAAAATGTTCAATCTATTTTAGATGTTCAAGTTCCAAATGGTGGTGGAGGTGGTGGTGGTTCTGCTCCTTCTCCATCTGTTCCTGCAGCTCCAAGTTTTAATGTAGTAGGTCAAGGTGGTGCAAATCAAATAGCACAATCAATAGCAGGTCAAGAGCAACAACCTTTAAAAGCATATGTAGTTTCAAATGATGTTACAACAAGTCAATCATTAGACAGAAATATAACAAGTAACGCTTCAATGGGTTAATTAAAACAAAACAAAACTTAATTTATTTTAATAATATGAAGATAATAGAACTTATAATAGACGAAAATGAACAACTTTCAGGAGTTGAAGCAGTTTCAATAGTAGAATTTCCTGCAATAGAATCTAATTTTATTTCATTAAATCAACAATTACAATTAGCTAAAGTTGATGATGAAAAACGTATTTTAATGGGTGCAGCTTTAATTCCTAATAAACATATTTACAGAAGAAATGGTGAAGATGAATATTACATTTTCTTTTCAGATGAAACAGTACGCAAAGCAAGTGAATTATTTTTAATGAACTCAAATCAAAACAATGCTACATTAGAACACCAAAAAGAATTAAAAGATTTAAGTATTGTTGAATCTTGGATTGTTGAAGATGCTGATATGGATAAATCAAAAAAATATGGTTTAGATGCCCCTGTTGGTTCTTGGGTTGTTTCAATGAAAGTAAACAATGATGTTATTTGGAATGATTTTGTAAAAACAGGTAAGGTTAAAGGTTTTTCAATTGAAGGTTACTTCGCTGACAAATTAGAAATGAGTTTACAATTAGAAAAAGAACAAGAATTGATTGAAAAAATAAAATCAATAATAACTAATGCTGAAATTAATAAATAAAATTATGGGAAATAAAACAAGTTCACCAAAAGGTGGTAAAAGAGGATGTTTGTGTAAAGATAACACATATAGTTCAGAATGTTGCAAAGGTGAATTACAAGAACAAGGAATTGGTGCTACAGTATCACAATCTAATTGTGTTGTTAAAGATTCTGCAGGTAACGTAATATCAACAAGAACTAACTAATTTATAACAATAATAAATAACTTTAATTAATATAAAAAAATAAAATTATGACAACTGAAAAATTAGTAATAAATTCTTTATTTGGAAAAACAGAATTAGCAACTCAAAAAGTTGAATTAGCTAATATAAATGATTTTGTAAAATATTTAGATATTACAGAAAATGCATTAAATAGATTTAATAAAATTTTTGCTGAATTAGATAAAATAAAACCAACCGTTATTAGTGATGGTGAAGCTTACATATCTTTATTAGACAAATCTATGGATGCATCGAATGAATTATTTGCTAAATTTAAAGAAATTGGTTTAGATTGGACAGGGACACCTGAGTATAAAAGGTATAAATCTTTAATGACTAAAGGAGATAGAGGAACTGTTCAAACTATGGTTGCAAGAGTTAAAAATATTTAAAATAAATAAATAAGTAAATATGAATGTAATTAATGAAATCAAAACTCTTTTGGGTATGGAAGTAAAACTTGCTCAAATGAAACTTAAAGATGGAGTTACTGTTTTAGAAGCAGATGCTTTTGAAATGGATAATAATGTTTTTATTGTTAATGGTGAGGAAAGAATTCCTGTACCTGTTGGAGAATACGAATTAGAAGATGGTATGATTTTAGTAGTCGCTGTTGAAGGTGTTATTGCTGAAATTAAAGAGCCAATGGCAGAAATGCCTGAAGCACCTGAAGCTGAAGTAGAAGTTGAGGTTGAAGCACAAGCGGCAACAGCTACTCCAAAAAGAATTGTTGAGTCAGTTTCTAAAGAAATGTTTTTTGCAGAAATTGAAAAATTAAGAACTGAAATTGCTGAATTAAAATTAGCTAAAGAAGTTGTTAAAGAAGAATTAAGTTCAGAAGTTGTTGTTGAACCATTAACACACTCACCTGAAGTTAAAAACGAAGTTAAACTAAATAAATTATCACCTAACCGACAAATGACTACACAAGATTTAGTTATGTCAAAACTTTTTAATTAATAAATTATGGCTACTACTACAACCATTACTTCGCCTACTTATGCAGGTGAATTTGCAGGAAAATATATTTCTGCAGCATTATTATCAGGTTCTACTATTGCAAATGGTGGAATTGAAGTATTACCAAACGTAAAATTCAAACAAGTTATCCAAAAAATTGGAACTGATGCAATCGTTAAAGATGCTACTTGTGATTTTGATGCTACTTCAACTGTTACACTTACTGAAAAAATTATTCAACCTGAAGAATTTCAAGTAAATTTACAACTTTGTAAAAAAGACTTCCACCAAACTTGGGATGCGGTTCAAATGGGATATTCTGCATTTGATTCTTTACCACCAAGTTTTGCTGACTTCTTAATTTCTCACGTTGCTACTAAAGTTGCTGAAAAAACAGAGAAAAACATTTGGGCAGGAGTTACTGCTAATGCAGGTGAATTTAACGGATTTACAAGATTGTTAACTTTAGATGCAGGTTTACCTGCTGCACAAGAAGTTGCTGCTACTTCAACTAACATTACTGCTGCTGCTACTGTTGTTGCAGAACTTGGTAAATTAGTAGATGCTATTCCTGCTTCACTTTATGGAAAAGAAGATTTATATCTTTATGTTTCACAAGCAACTGCAAGAGCTTATGTTAGAGCTTTAGGAGGATTTGGAGCATCAGGTTTAGGTGCTAATGGTACTAATGCTATGGGAACACAATGGTATAACAACGGAAGTTTATCTTTTGATGGAATTAAAATATTTGTTGCAAATGGTTTAGCTCCAACTGTTGCTATCGCTGCACAAAAATCTAACTTATTCTTTGGAACAGGTTTATTAAATGATTCTAATGAAGTTAAAGTTATTGATATGGCTGATATTGATGGTTCACAAAACGTAAGAGTTGTTATGAGATTTACTGCTGCTGTTCAATATGGTAATGTAGAAGATATCACTACATACGGAATTACAAACGCTGCTAACTAATATTAACTTAGTATAATTAATTAAGGGGAGGTAAAATGCCTTCCCTTTTTTATTAACTTTAAAAACATAAAATTATGCCTTGCGATATATCATTAGGAAGAGCCGAACAATGTAAAAATTCAGTAGGAGGATTAAGAGCTGCATACTTCATTAATTGGGGTGATGCAACAACTGTAACTTATTCTGCAACTGCAGGACAAGAAGATGTTATAACTGCTTTAGGTGGAACGCCTGTTGGTTATAAATATGAATTAAAAGGGACTTCAACATTTGAACAAACTGTTACTTCATCAAGAGAAAATGGAACTACATTTGTAGACCAAAAATTATCTTTAAGCATTAAAAAATTGACTATTGCTGACCACAAGCAATTGAAATTATTATCTTATGGTAGACCACAAGTTATTGTAGAAGATAACAACGGAAACTTCTTTTTAGCAGGTTTAACTAAAGGAATGGATTTAGTTACTTCAACTATTTCAAGTGGTGCTGCTATGGGTGATATGAGTGGGTACAAAATGGAGTTTCAAGGAATGGAACCTGTACCTGCAAACTTTGTAACAGGACCATTAACTACAAGTATTTTAGCTTCTATTGTTGAAGGTACTGTAGCATAATATTATTTTTTGTTTTTTTTAAAAAGGTGTACTTTAATTAGTATGCCTTTTTTGTTTTAAAACAATTTTAACTTTAAATTATTAATATATAAAAATAGTTTATGATAATTTTAAAGAAGCAAACAACGCCACAAAGTATATCTTTTATTCCAAGAGATATGGTAGCTAATACTATTATTTTAAGAAATGAAACTACAGGAATTGAAACAAACATAGTAGCTGAATTTTATTTGTCAGATTATTATATAACTGCTACAACTATTTTTGATTTATCAGAAAATACATTTTATAATTTAACTATTAAAAATGATAACAATATAGTTTACAAAGATAAAATCTTTTGCACAAACCAAGCGAATGATACGTATACAGTAAACCAAAATCAATACGTATCAAACGTTACAAACAACGAATTTAAAATTTATGAGTAATATATCAATAGTAAATTTAAGTGCTTATACAAGCCCTGTAATTCAGGAAAATAAAAGAAATAATTATATAGAATACGGAAGTGATAATAATTACTTTCAATATTTAATTGATAGATATTTATATTCTGCTACAAATGGTGCAATTATTACAGGTGTTGCAAATATGATTTACGGAAAAGGTTTAGATGCTTTAGATTCTAACAAAAAGCCAAATGATTATGCACAAATGAAATCTATAATTAAAGATTCAGATTTGCGAAAAATAGCTTTAGAACGTAAATTGTTAGGAATGGCTGCTATGCAGGTTGTAATGCAAAATAAACAAGTTAAGCAAGTACTTCATTTTCCTATGCAAACTTTACGTGCTGAAAAATGTAATGATAAAGGACAAATTGAAGCGTGGTATTATCACCACGATTGGACTAAAAAGAAGCCAAGTGAAGATGTAAAACGTATTCCTTCTTTTGGTTTTGGTAATGGTAATGAAGTTGAAATTTATGTAATACAACCTTATGTAAGTGGATTTGACTATTATAGTCCAATAGATTATTCAGGTTCTTTACCTTATGCTTTATTAGAAGAAAAAATAGGTGATTATCAAATTAATGATGTTGAAAACGGATTTAGTGGCACAAAAGTAATTAACTTCAATAATGGTATTCCTTCTGAGGAAATGCGTGATAAAATGAAGCGTGATGTAATGAATAAATTAACAGGAGCAAGAGGTGAAAAAGTTATTATAGCTTTTAATGCTAATGCAGAAAGTAAAACTACTGTTGAAGATTTACCATTAAACGATGCACCTGCTCACTACGAGTACTTAAGTAAAGAATGTTTTGATAAACTTATTGTAGGTCATAGAGTTACTTCACCTATGTTGTTAGGAATACGTACAGGTGATGGTGGGCTTGGTAATAATGCAGATGAAATTAAAACTGCAACTTTATTATTTGATAATATAGTTATTAAACCTTACCAATTAGAAATTATTGATGCTTTAGATGAAATATTAGCAATTAATAGTATATCATTAAAATTATATTTTAAAACAATACAACCATTAGAATTTGTTGATGTAGAAGGAATGAATAAAGAAACTACAGAAGAAGAAACAGGTGTTAAAATGTGTTCACATAATTTAGCAAGTGATAGTATTGCAGATGCTTTAATTGAAAAAGGTGAAGATTTAAGTGATGAATGGTTTTTAATTGATGAAACTGAAGTTGATTACGATACAGAAGAAGAGTTAGATGCTGAAATAAACACTTTAAATAATAAAAAGAAAAGTACATTATCTAAAATATGGAAATTTATAACTTCTACAGGTACTGCAAGACCAAATATTAAAAGTCCTGAACAAGACGCTGTTGTTGATGGTATTCAATTTATTACAAGATATGTTTATAGTGGTAATTTATCAGGTGAACGTGAATTTTGCAGTAAAATGTTACGTGCTGAAAAAGTATATCGTAAAGAAGATATAATGAATATGGAAAAGCAAGTTGTAAATGAAGGATTTGGAGTCAATGGTTCTGATACTTATTCAATTTGGCTTTACAAAGGTGGTGCAAGATGCAATCATAAATGGTTACGTAGAACATATGCTAACTTTGATGGTATTAAAATTGACCCTACAAATCCAAATGCTAAAGCTATTAGTTCTGCAAAAGCTGAAAAATATGGTTATAGAATTAGAAATGATAAAGAAGTTTCTATGAAGCCATCAGATATGCCTACAAAAGGATATACACAAGAATATTGGGATAAAATGGGATATACAAATTAATAAGAAATGGCAAAAGCACTCTTTATAACAACAAACGATTTAGTTAAACATACTATTATAAATGGTAATGTAGACCCTGATAGTTATACACAATATATCTTTCAGGCACAACAAGTACATATTCAAAACTATTTAGGTACTAAATTATATAACAAAATTAACGATGGTATTGTAGCAGGTAATTTAGCAAGTCCATATACAACGCTTTTAAGCGATTATATTAAAATGATGGTAATACATTGGACTATGGTAGAATATTTGCCTTACGCATCAATTAAAATAAGCGAGAAAGGTGTATTTAAACATAATTCAGAAAATAGTACTGTAGTTGATAAAACAGAAATAGATTTTTTAATTGAAAAGGCACGTGATACTGCACAAAGTTATACAAATCGTTTTATTGATTATATGACTTTCAACCAAGTATCTTTTCCTGAATATAATACTAATTCTAATGCTGATGTATATCCTGATAAAGATTCAAATTTTACAGGATGGGTACTATAAAAGAAACATATAAACCAAAAGAAACTAATGTTAAAAAATTAGAAATCTTTTTAAATAAATTAGAAAAACAAAAAACGTTATGAGTTTAAACTTTTCACATATACAGGGCGATACATTTGAAATTGTTAATTTTGCAGTTGTTAAAAATTCTGTAGCATTAAATTTAACAGGTGCAGTTATTAAAATGCAATTAAAAAAAGAATGTGGTGGAGTTCCTATTTTATCTTTTACTTCTGTTGCAAGTGCAGGTTTAACTATTACAAATGCTGCAGGTGGTTTATTTAAAATTAACAAGCAAATAATTAATATACCTGAATTTAATTATTTATACGATATTGAAATAACATTTTCTGATGGAACTGTTAAAACTTGGGTTGAAGGAAATTTTGTAGTTAAATGTGATATAACAAGATAATATGGCTGATATAATAGATATAAATGTATATGAAACTGTTGAAACAGTTACTATAAATGCACAACCTAATTTAACAACAATAAATGTTAATTCTGTTACAAGTGTTTCACCTGTTACTTCTGTAAATGGTCAAATTGGTGATGTTGTAATTCCTACTTCAGATAATAACTTTACTAATGCTTTAAAAACCAAATTAGATGGTATTGCTACAGGTGCAGAAGTAAATGTAAACGCTGATTGGAACGCTACTTCAGGCGATGCTCAAATATTAAATAAACCTACAATACCAACACAAACAAGTCAATTAACTAATAATGGTGCTGATGGTACAAATCCTTTTATAACTGCATTAGATATTCCAACAGCAGGACAAGCAGGTACATTAGTACGTGAAGTTAAAAATATGACAGGTGCAACTTTAACTAAAGGTACTGTAGTTTATATTAGTGGAGCAAATGGAAATAAACCATTAGTATCAAAAGCATTAGCTACTACAGATGTTTTAAGTGCAAGAACATTTGGTTTATTACAATCAAGTATTTCAAATAATGGTGTAGGATATTGTGTTATAATTGGTGATTTATCAGGATTGGATACTTCAGCTTTTACAGAAGGAGTACAATTATATTTAAGTGGAGTTACAGCAGGAACATATACATCAACAAAAACATTAGCACCAACGCATTTAGTTTATATAGGAAAAGTTACTCGTTCACACCCAACATTAGGACAAATTGAAGTAGGTATACAAAATGGATATGAATTAGAAGAAATACACGATGTAGCTATTTCAAGTGTTGCAGATAAACAATTATTATCTTATGATGTTGCTACTGATTTATGGAAAAATAAAAGCGTTACAACTGCTGATATTGCAGATTCAACAAATAAGCGTTACGTTACTGATGCTAATTTAACAACTATTGGAAATCAAAGTGGAACAAATACAGGTGATGAAACAAATGCTACAATTAAAACTAAATTAGGTGCAGCAACAACTTCTTCAGATGGATATTTAACTTCTACAAATTGGAATACTTTTAATGGAAAATTTAATTTACCAAGTTTAACAAGTGGCTCAGTTTTATTTTCAGATGGAACTACAATAGCACAAAAAAATAGTAATTTCTTTTGGGATAATACTAATAATAGATTAGGGATTGGAACAGCAAGTCCAACAGCTAAACTTCAAATTGAATTAGCTGATAATGGTATTTCTACAGTATTCAAATCATTAGGAGGACAGATTAGATTAAGAGGTTATTTAAGTGCAAATTATGGAGGAGTTATTGAAAGTTATAATACTTTAGGAACTTTAAATGAAAGATTAACAATAAGTGCTTCTAAAATTCAATTATTGGATGGTAATGTGTTAGTTAATACTTTTACGGACAACGGAGGTAAACTTCAAATCAAAGCAGGTGGGGCACTTTCAACCGATATAGCTTTACGAGTTAGGAATAGTGCTGATACTGCTGATTTGTTTCAAGTTAACGGATTGCAAGTTTTAGTAAAAAGTAATTTTGTAAGTTCAACAGTTACGCCTGTGTCTTTTATTTATTCTGATAATACAAATGCTTTACAAATAATTGAAGGCTCAGGAGCAAAATATGTAGATTTAGGAGGGTCGGTTACACAAATTAGAACTTCAGGATTATTACAAAGTCAAATTACAGGGACAACTGCCGCAATAGGTTTAAGTTCATTTTGTTTTAGAGTTCAAGGTAACGGACAAACTTTATTTGATGAGGCGGGAGTTAATGCTTTTGTAGCTACTTCAGCACTTTTAGAAATGAAAGCAACTACAAAGGGATTTCTCCCTCCAAGAATGAC